TTGCTGTCAAACTCAAATAATTGTGGTGCAGTTAGAAATCTTGTAACCAAATTTGATTTATAGTCATCAATTTCATCTGCTAAATTATTTAACTTATTAAGATATTCATCAAAAGCTAAACCATCTATTGCAATATTCCAATTATCTTTTGCTAATGGCCAGTTAACAACCACAGAAACAATTTCTGTTTTACTTTCATCTAAACTAGTTCTAGGAACTTTAAATGATGATTCATAAATCGGATATGTTTCTCTATTTAGAATAGTTGATTCTAGATCGTCCAATCCTAAAAAGAATTCTTCAACAACAGAGTCATTTGGTTTAATCAAATAACTTGAGGTGTATGTTGATCCAGTGAATGGTTTACCAGTTACTTCTAATTGAATGTATTTGTTTACATCTGGTTCAGTATAACTTACAATTGGATATAGTACACCATTAATTTCTAATGAATATTTTTTATATGAAGAGTAAAAATTTCTTAATTTATTTTCGCTTTCAACTAAATCCGCTTGTGGTGGTTTTTTTAAAATTATTTCAAATGGATTGAAAAATTTTGTTGAGTGAACATTAAATGTGGTTTTATTACTACTAGATGTATATACTATATTTTCGCAAGTAAGATTATTAACAGAAAATATACTGCTTGAATCCGCATAAAGTCCCGCTGGAAAGTTTTTAACAATCCTAGCAATTGAAACTCTTAATCTTTCTCTTAATGAACCGAATAAAGATTTTGCAGCATCTTTCTTAGAGTTATTAAATCTTATCGGTCTTTTTTTACCATCAGATTGTACAACCGTTGTGGGTACATCTTCTTCAACCTTTAATGTATCTAAGGTTAGAAATTCTGAAAATGGTGCTGTTCTAAAAGTTTTTTCGTCTTTTTCTGGTGTAGTTCTATCTAGTGTAAAGTTGGTATTAGTTAATTGACTAGTACCGTCGGTAATTTGTCTACCGACAAGACTATCACTAAATGTTTCAAAACCACCACCCGATTGACTCGGAACTTTTCTGTTTGCCATTATTCTGTAATATCACCAAAATTTAAAGTCTGATCTATATCAGTTCTTTCTTCACGAACTTCATATAATGTTTCGTTAAATTGATCTTTAACTTCATATAGATTAAACTGCTTATAGATATTATTGCTACCGTCATAAATTGTGTAAATACCTGAATTCAACGCCTTACTTTGATTACCGTAAAGTGCTAGCGCTAATGTAGATATATCATGTTCAACCATTTCGATCTCTATGGTTGTTGGATTAAAATAACTATTGGTTAAAATAATATTTTGACCAGGTTGTCCTATAAAAGGAACAATGTTTGGTCTTGTTGTTGGTGAAGAAGATGGGGTTACCGTAAGGAACATTAAATTTGTTGGCGTATCGGTATATCTGTATCTAATGGACTTTTGTGTACTATTAGTTAGATTTGTTGTTACTGGTTCGCAATAAAAAGAAGATGTCACAACTTTATAAAAGTTTGGTACTTTTTGTGAGTTGTTTATATCAATATATTCTACTCTATATCCAACTAAACCCTGTGGTGTAAATTTATTTCTATCTAATTGTGGTACGTTTGTTAAGTCAATAACAATACCTCTAACAGAGGGTAATGATGATAAAACACCACAATCGGATATTGGGACTCTGATTTGCTTTGGTCTTATGTGTAATGTATAAAGCCCTTTTTCGTCAAAAGTGCTACTTTCTAACCTTAGATTATACATACCCCCCAAAATTTCAACACCATTAGATCCACCGGTAGAACTGTTGTGAAAAACCGGTGTTAATACGCTAGATGCTGTTAGTTTAACTAATGAAACATCCGCAGCTGCTGTTCTGTCAGCAACATAATGCATTATTATTTCCACATCATCTGGTGAAACATCTGCTGGCCTAATTGTCCCGTAACTACCTACTGCCATATTCTTTTAATTATAAATATAATTTTTATTGTTTTTGCACATTAAAAAATCCATTTCCATAAATGTCTAGTTCGCCTAAATTATCAATTTCACTTAATCTTAAATTAAATTCAGATACACCCATCTTACCTCTTTCAACAAATATGTCAGAATAGATCATTGGTTCATTTATAAAACCAAGATAATGTTCATTTCTGGTTAACTTTTTAGTGAACTCTACCTCGGATTGGAAACTAGCAGTATTTCCACTAATATATGTTGTACCATCAGATAAGTCTAGATGCGCTAGCCCATCTATTGTGTATCCGGTATACTGATAAGATTGCCCAGAAATTGTTGTTGTTCCGGTTGTTGTACCAGTATATCCACCACCATATATTTGTTTTTCAATTATTCTACTTCTACCAATTGCAAAAAAAGTGGTTGTTCCAGTATATCCGGTTGTACTATAATCATATGGTTTCTGATAATTTTGAGTAAATCCGGTTATTTCTGTATAAGGAATATTAAATGTTAGACTACCCAAATCCGTTGGATTATTTTGTTGGAGTGGTAATTTAATTTTTTTGCTGGTTGTTTTAATCCCCCAAGGACTGTTCATTGTGATAGTAACAGTTGTTGTTCCACTAGAAGTATATGTGTGTCCAGAGTTTTGTAAAATACCTATTGGTGTGGTTGGAGACCCATCCCCCCAATTTATTTCAAATGTGGCATCAACAACCCTATTAATTTTATTAGTATTTGTTGTGTTATAAACTGTTAATACCAAATTATTTGCAGTATATGTAAAATTACATAACTGTTCAATTTGTTCTATATCCCCATCAAATCCAACCATAACACCTAGTTCATCTGCATTTGATTCGAGCATAATAGGTAGATCATATGTTGTACCTGATGTCCATAAAATTTGATAACTATTCTTATTCATGTTATGATAAAATTGATGCTGTTGCCGTTCCGCTAGAGAACTGACATGATTGGGCCGAGAATCTGCTTATTTTATATGTGTGATCGGATCTTCTAAAAACAACTTTATAATAAAAATCATTTTCAGGAACTACACTATAGTTAGATGCGACTTCATAAAATTTAACCGGTGTTGAATATAAACCTACTCTTTGGTTATTTCCAACAACAGGATTATTAATATCTTTATTTAAAAGTTGTGTTATAGTACCGTCATCTGCATTAAAAAATCTAGCAGTCATATAAAATGTTGTTCCACTAAAAACAGTATCATCTCCAAACCAAAACAAATACATATTCTCAGTGTTTTTGTAATTGTTTCCATTAAAAACAGGAACAAATATATCATTAGAAATATTTTGATCAAAAACCTTTTGACCAAGCGGAATTGATAAGTTTTTAGCAAAAACTAATTTTTGTGTTTCTCTATTTGGTGTTGTGTAGAATTCTAATCTAAAAAAGCTTTTTGCTGTTTGTTTTAATAAAAGTGCATTTTCTTGTGGTGTTATACCAACTAAATTATAATCTAACCCTTTAGCATATGTATTTGATGAATCGATAAAATAAAAGAAATACCATATATCACATATATTTCCAGTAGACGCACTATATGGTTCATGAATGTACCTTATAGTCTCATAGTTTTGAACTGGATTTATTATTGACTCAAGTACTTTATCTTCATAATCTTTAAAAGATTCCTCCCAACCCAAACTATTTGAAAAGTCTGTGCTTTGATTTAAGATAATACTGTTATCAATATTTTTATGAATTATTCTCATTTTAACAATTCGGAGATTTAAATTCTTTGTTTTGGTCTGATTTATTTAAATAATATCTTTCATTCTTAAAATAAAAATTAAAATCTGATTTCACATAATGTTGTCCATTAACAAATGGAAAATCGGTACCATTACCATCTTGGTCAATATATCCATGGTCAAACACGTCTTTCCATTTCCATAATCTTTCATCTGAAAAATATTCTGCGTTTTCTGGCAAATCCTCAATATTATTTGTGTTCGAAGTTTCTATGTAAGCTGATAGTTGTCTTAATTTTATTCTATAATGTGGCTGATACACTAACCCCATTTTATTATTTGCTGTTGCCCCGCTAAATCCGGTAACATTTTGATCTTGATCATAATCAAATATTGATGTTGGATTTGCAATCCTATGAAAAGATTCTGAAATAACTCTCTCTTTTAATTCACGTCTATTGTATTCAACAAATGCACCAGTTAGCACTGTATTTAATGGCAATACTGATCCATATGTAAACGTAACACCACTCGTAGTCCCAGTTGTATATGGAATTGTTGTTTCAACGGATGTTGATCCACTAAAATGATTATCAATCCAACTGTTATGAAAATTGAATTTGTATCCATTTTTAGGTGGGTATTCAAAATACCCTGAACCATTTCTAAAAATGGTTGTTAAATAAACTTCTGTAGGAGTATATCCTAAATTGTTTGTTAATCCAGTTAAGATAAATGGGTCTCTAAAATCAAATATGATAGATTCCATTCTATTTCTTTCAACCAAAATATCGTTATCGCCGTTTGAGTTTTCAATAAGTAATTTTTTTTCATCTTCAAATATTGGTGTTTCAAAACCGGCTCTGTCCATTATATAATCAGAGACATCTGTTATGGTTTTGTGTTTATGTACATAATAAGTTGAGGTTGTTCCGCTAATATTATTTTCATCAATACATCTTTTTATTGTGACCAAGTTTGGTAGCGTTGTACCGCTAAATTGTTGTCTATTTAAATTTATAACATATTTTTCTGAATTAAATTTTTCATCACCTAAGCTACTAATAGAATATGTTTTTCCACTAATTGCAGATTGTGATGAAAATATGACATATTCCCCAATATTAAATCCATGCTCCACCGGAGTTGTTAATTTAAAATGAGTTGCTGTTGTTTGTACTCTACATGGTATGCCTTTACCACTAGTAAATGTTATAATATTTGTACCCTCTACTTTAGTTGCCCCACTTAATGTATATTTCATAGGGTAATTTGTGTCACCGCTATAAACATAACTTAAATATAAATTCCAATTATGATACGGTGCATCCATAGTTGAAATATTCATATGTTTATTTTTAGGTCTAGTTGGACTACTTAATGTTGGTACATAAGTACCATATGTTGATCCGCTAACACTTGGTATTGAAATTTCATTTTTATTAACATCTCTTCTAATAAAAGCAAACTCATCATATGGAAGATATCCACTAAAATTATTATCTGATCCGTCCCCACCTAAAGCCAAATATTCTTCTAAATTACTATATGGCGAAGTACCCAAATAAAGGTTTCTGAATATCATTTTTAATTTACCATATATTTTATATTTTTTACTTTCATTTCTTTCTTTGGAAAATAATGTTTCAATATCAAGAATAATATTTCTATCACCTTCTCTAAGAAGCTCTTGACTACTATCTAATCCAACCTTTGTTTGTAGGTCTTCAGATGGCGCTTGCTTATATCTAAGCTTTGGTAATATTATTGTTTTCTTTTCCATTATTCAGCTGATGGGAATGCGCCTTTTGGCCCAAACCTTGATATAAATTTATCAACAGCAGTTTTACCTGGTCTTAATCCGAAATAAAATAAGAACGGTGTTGATAAAATTTGTTTTGTGTTATTATAATTTGTTGTTGTAGGTTTAATTACAAAATCAACATCATTTGTCCATGCTTTGGATGCCCAGTTTCCTGTATCTCCAGTTCTAATCCATAGAGTACCAGTTAATGGATTATTTTCAGTTCCAGTTGCTATTTCTAAAACTGTAAATCCTTCTTCTTGATTATTATAGTTTGTATGGGTTGTGCCGGTTGTTTCAACATCAGCAAAAACATCAGCATATGTAATTCCAGTATATGTGAAGGTGTCACCACTATATTGTTTTGTCATTGGAAATAAAATATACTTGTGCGATGTATCACCACTATACTTATAATTTTTAGTCATACCTTGTAATGGTTGAACCTCGATGTTATTATAATCCCAGTGTTGGCTAACACCAGACCCAAACCCAGTTCCACCTTTTTCCCATAAATAAAATGGTACTTCTTGTGATGATTCTGTTAGTCTTCCTGGTTCATTTAAACACGACCTAACTCTATACCCCTCACCATCGTCTAAAACAAAATTTATTGGGATTGGACCACCATTTAATAATCCAGGATAAGATTCAACGTCCAATACTTGTGGGGTATAAACAGCATAATTTCTATTCTGTAAATCAAATTCTTCAACACCAGCTTCATTATTAATTGATATTAATTGAAGTACATCACCATTCATCACATCACCTGAGGATGTGTAACCAGTATTTTCAAAAAATGAATTATAATCACCTGTTGTACTACTACCTGTCGCTAAGTAATCTAATTTATAATTAATATATAAACCTAATAATTCTTTAAAATTTTGATACGACGTTGGGCCAATATTTCTAATAACGGAACAATTTGGGTCTAATGAAGGATCGGTGCAAATTTCTTTAATAAACTCATCTCTAGGGCCCAAATCAACTATTGTTGTTGGGTGACCTAATGTTCCATTGGCAGTATTAAATGAACTTCCGTTAAACCGTGTTGATCTATAGTAAAATCTTTTGTGTGGATTTTCTGGAGAACCAGCTTTAAAATATACCAAGTCTGTACAATATTTTGTTCTTCTAACATTTAAATCTAACGTTTCTTCATCGTCCCATCTAACTTTTGCTTTGAACGGAAACATATATAATGCACCATGTAACCAATTATCAATAAACTTATAATTTGCAATACCGCCACAAAATACTTTAGCAACTAACTTTCTTCTAGCATACTCTGTTATCGCATCAAAATTATCCCCCCAATTAGATATACTCGCCGCAGGTATAATTGTAAATAAACCATATCTAAATTCAGAATAACCACTATGTGTACCACATGTACCACACGGATTCTGATTAACACCCATAATAACTTGACCCACCGGAATTTGACCAGATGGGCATGTTGTTCCAGTAACAATATTGCTTGAGGTTAATCCACTATATGGTGTTGATGAATTACTTGTACAATAGGTACCATATACAATACTTTCTTTATATACCGTAACATATTGTTGACATCCACCTTCTAGTTCACTATTAAGACCACTATTTGTTGCACCACCATTTAATGATGTTTGTGTGTCGAATATTTTATATTGTATTTGTGAAGTTGGCTCAGTAGTACCTCCAACATAACTTTTTTTAGTAGTGTCATCAAAATAGTATACAGTGTTTCCACTAATTGTTTCACTATTTAAATTTAATATTGTAGACCCACTACTAGCGGTAAATTTAACCATAAATCTACCAGATTCATTTAACAACTGTGATTGATTATATGTACCGTTGTACGATGGGTTTAAATTTGATATTGGTGCGCATGTGTTTCCAGGAATAATAAAATATATTCTAGTTACTGATGTATCACTATCAGTATAACCGGAACAACCATACGTAGCCATGTAATTATCCGGTATAGCAAAACCACTAGCGGCCTGCGTAAATAATGTTTCTGGATCTTCATTTAATACCGGGGGCTCGTTAGTATAATCTAGGTTATCACAAGTTTCACATTCTGGATATATTGCAATACCTAATCTAACTGTACCAAATCTTTGTAATGGTTCAATAACTTTTGCATCAACATCAATTATACCGCCGGCTCTGAATGGATAATAATCAATAATTGTAACACCAAGTGCTCTTAAATAAATTCGCCAATTATATAAAGCCTGAAATGGAACTATTATTATCTGAATAGCAGCAATAAGTGTATAATAACTTATTCTCTCAAATGTATTTAAAATAATTGCCAATAAAATAGAAAAAGAAATTACTTTAGTTGCATGATTAATTGGTGGTGTTAATGCATTATTTTGACAATCATCTTCTTCTTTTGGCGCAATTTGAGTGATGCCTAATTGCTCGCTCCCATATGATCCAATAAATGATGATACACTATAAACTTTATTATAGTTAAATCTATAAAAATAATCTTTAGGGTAATATGACCCTAATTGGTTATTAAAAATCATGGTATCACTTAAAGCTGCAGATGGATAATCACTCCAGTTTGTTGACCAGGCATAGGATTCATCTTGTTGTGATGTATATTCTCTAATATTAGGAATTAGATAAGAACCAATAGTCCTAACTCTACCTAAAGATTCATTTTTAGAAGATATTCTAAATCTATAACATGCTGAAGTTGGTACACCTTTGTTTGGGTCGTTCGTTATTTCGTTTTCACCAAATTCATTTGTATAAACATACTCCAAATTCATAGGTAACGTTATAGCAAATGAACCACTATCATCAATATCTCCATCAAATTCCAAATATTCTAAAACCGGTCTTCCGTTTGAATCTTTTGAATTTGTAAATCTTAAAATTTCAATCTTAGCTTCTTCAGTAACTAATAAACATTTGTTTCCCATTCCTGATCTTGGTGTACAGTTTTTGTTTACTGCACTATTACCTTGATCTGAGAATATTGACCCCAATAGATATGCTTTGGGTTCTATTTTAACCCCCTGTTCGGATAAATCGAAATCGGTTCTAGTTATACCTATTTGACATAAATCTGCGTTACCCCAAAACGGAGCCACGTCTACTGTTTTATCAAAAGAAACGATTTGTGGTAATGAAGCGTAATCTGTTGATGATTTAAAGGAATATGTATTTTTGAATGAATCAATACCTCTACCTTGTTTAATAAAATCATCGGGTCTTAATGAAAAACAACCGATATCTGATAAATCGACGTCAACATGAATTTGTTGTTCACCAAGTGGAACCCCCCATATCATAAAGTCACCAGATGAGTTTGTTTTTGCTGTGTATTTGTAATATTTCTCAAATACTTCAAGATACTCTTCTCTACCTAATATATCTGATTGATCTGGAAAAGTACCGGTTGGCTCATGTCCGCCGTGCTGTTTTCTTGATGGTAATAAATTATATCGATACCCATCACTGTTTAAATCTTTTATTACCTTATAAGGATATAATTGTGAAATAAGTGGATCTAATTCATCTTGTTCTGCTAATGGTACGAAAATTGAAACCCTTGCATTTGGTACTCCAAGACCATTATTAACAGAAATTCTACCACAAACAACGCCGTAATCAGCACACAGAGACGTATATGCGTCTTGTTGTGTAAATTTTAAAGACAGTATTTCTAGCAGGTCGTAATTTTGTTTTAATTCAACAACAACTCGCTTATCTGTGTTTAAATTGGTATTAATTCTGTGCTTCTGAACCATATTAACTATAAATAGAAACTTATCAATTTTCTGTAGTTAAAAAGATAAGTAAAAAATAGATTAATATGTAGGGATATCTAGAGTTTTTACTCTAACCTGAATGTCTTTATTAGGGAATCTTATTTGAAAAATCTGATTAGATTTCATATAAATCGCCATATCTTTTTGTAAGATTTCTTTGGTTGCGGGATCTTTATAAGCTTGGGCTACTTGGGATGACGAATATTCTCCACCAACTTTATTGAAAACTCTAACCTCAATTACGTTGACAACACCAGAAACATTGTTAACCTCTTTCATCAATTCACCAATGAATAATGGGTCACCCATTTTTCTTTTGTCAATCGAAAAATATTCTCTTACTGCTGTTATAATTTCTCTAATAACTTCTGTTTGATTTTGATTTTTATCTAATAAAACATCCAATTTTAATTCAAAGTCAATAACTTCACCACTAACAATATCAATATAGTCATTTATCATTCTATACTCTGCCAAATAATTTAATATATTTTGCTTTAGCGTATTTGACACAATATTTGTTAAATTCCCTTTTTCATCATAAGATAATAATTTGATTCTTACTTTATTATCTTCTTCCATTACATTCACTTTAGCTGGTGCACCATATGTTGATGGCATTGTTTCAATTAATGATTTGTAATCATTTAATGTTACCGCTCTGTTTTGTGCTGCAAAATTGTAAGATATCATACCTCTCAATTCCTCAATAGTTGGTTGATCTGCACCACCAACAGCTGGAGTTACGTTTGTAACAGTTAATGATTGTATAACTTGTGAATTTACATTTGCTGCTGGTCCATTAACAATAAACTCCGAATTTTCTATGTTATTAAGAACACCAACACCTAAATTACTCTCTTTACCACCACCAATTCTATATTTTACAAATAAGGTAGTGTCTTGTTTAGGTATAGCCCCCAAAGACATATTATTTAAGTAAGTCGCTAAATTAACCTTAAGGGTGTTTGTTATATAGTTATCCAAATTGTCTAGCGGATCAACATTTCCAGATCCAAAAGTTATGAAAAAATAACCTTCTGGGGTATACTCTGTGATAAATTTATTATTTACACTAATGTATTGTCCAGCTTTAAAATTAGCTCTATCTGAAGTTGCTGTTGTATTTGGAACAAAAACTTTATCTTGTACTAGAGCTTTTACTTCATACCATTTATTCAATGGTGCGTTAAATTCAGAATTGGTTGGGTTTGTTGTAAAATTGGTTCCATCTTTATGTATGATAGATGATACCCCTAAAACATTTTGTTCTGGTAAAACTAATTTTAAGAAAGGTTTTTGATCTTTTTGAGTAATAACTTTTCTAAATATTTTTGTAACCCCGTTTACAACTGGTTCTCTTTTTGTTATCGTGTAAGAAATAATTTTACTATTTCCATCCAAATTTGGGATTTTTAATCTGTTTGATTCACCTCTTTCATTAAACGGATTTGAGAAATCAATATCTGAAACAGTTTCAAATATTTGACCGCCTCCAGAAATTTGTGTTCCA